CTAAAAAAAGTTTAAACACGTTTATAATAAAATAAAGGGGGCAAGTGTGGTTTTTATATATTTTTGACGACAAAGATTAAAAATATTTCAATCTTTCTTACCACTGTACTTACCCTTTTTGTATCTTTGCCGAAAATTATCGGATTATGTTTTTCTATCTAAAAGAGCCTAACGGTGACAAAGATACAATAATTATCATTCAGTACTACATCTCAGATGAAAAAAAAATATTTAAATACTCTACTGGGGAGGTAATTAATCCTATAGATTGGGATTTTAACGCTCGTATGCCAAAAAGTCGCAAAGGAGCTGATGGGGTGCGTTTGCGTAAAATAACCACCTATATTATGCAGTACAACGATTTATTGGTGACCATTATTGATAACTTTAAATTGAATGGTGAGAAAATAACTCGTGATAAGTTAAAGAATGCCTTTGACTCTAAATTCAAACCTGAGAGGGTAACTAATGGATTTGAGTATCTTTCTGATTTTATAACTAATTTTATTTCTTCTATCAAAGGAACGATTAATAAGAATACAGGAAGAGAGTACAGCCAGTCTCGAATATATCTTTATAACCAATCTTGTAATGCTTTGATTAATTTTGAAAATTACGCTAATAAACGTATTAAAATTAATGAATACGATGCACAACTAAACGATGAGTTTGTAACGTTCTGTATAAATATACAAAAATATTCTGCTAATAGTGTTGGAGCGTTTGTATCTGTATTAAAAATATTTTTGAAAAAAGCAAAAGAAAGAGGACATACGATTGCTGATGATTTGAGTTCTTTCACTAAAACAAAGGAGGAAAGTATATCGGTAGCGTTGTCGGAAGATGAGATTGAAAGGCTGATTGCTTTTGATTTTTCTAATGACAGAAAATTAGAAAACGCACGTGATTTAATGATTTTAGGGCTGTGGACGGGGCTGAGGGTATCGGATGTTATGAGTTTGCCTAATATTAACCCTGAAAGCAAGTTTATTGAGGTTGAGCCACAAAAGACACGTAATACATCAGGGACAAAGGTTGTTATACCGCTTCACCATCATATTAAGGAGATGATAAGAAAGAGAGGAATGCCTAAACCTATTATTGAGTGTAGTTTTAATAAGTTTATAAAAGAGGTTTGCAAGGCTGTAGGTTTTAATGATGATGTTGAGGGGATGCTGATGAACCCTAAAACAAAAAGAAAAGAGAGAGGGGTATTTAAGAAATGGCAACTAATAAGTTCGCATACTTGCAGACGTTCGTTTGCAACTAACTTATATCTGATGAATTTTCCAACGCTTTCGATAATGAAGATTACGGGACACTCAACGGAGGCAAGTTTTTTAAAATATATCAAAGTAACGCCCAAAGAACACGCTGAAAAACTGTTAGCACATTGGGAAGCGTATTATAAAGAAAAAGCACCTAATTAGGTTATTATACTAAGTGAAAATATTATGCTTGTGATGGTGAGCAAAGGGCTATTACCTTGTTAAGGCTGCGTTTGTGTAGGCTGCCTAATATGGCATGTAGTTTCTTATCTAAGTCGTTCCAAAATGCCCAATTATGTCCTGATACGCTGCCCGCGTCTATGTACTGGTAGTGAGTATCAAAAGCATTTATATTACGTGCTATTTGCTCGATGCGCTCAGGCGCGTTTTGTATATGAAGAATGAAGCAGGAGACTTAATAGAGTGTGGGGTATGGTATAAAAAAAGTTGAAAAAATTTTGTGAAAAAGTTTGCATAATTAAAACTTTTGCCGTATCTTTGCATCGTTAAATAATAAGACAGCGGGCGACTGGATAAAGACTGCCGAAAAGAAAATGAATACATTTGATAAAGTAAAACAGATTGCAGAGGCTAACAAAGAGGGGTTTACAATTTCATTGTTAGATTTTCAAACTCCTAAAAAGGGCTATTGTGTAGCAATGAAGATGACACAAGATAGTTTTGGAGATGAAGGACTTAAAAGAGTGATTGAGATTGCAAAGCAAAGTACCTATGTAGTGGGAGGTTGGTATGATAATCAGAGCAAGCGATTTTATTACGACTGTGTAATGATAGTAGAAGAGTTGCAAGCAGCACTATCACTGGGAAGGGCAAATGAGCAGTTAGCTATATTCGATATAGGGAATGCAAATGTAATTGAGTTGTAACAATGATAAGGGGAGGTAAAACCCCTCCCCTTTCTTTAAAAATAATAAGTAATATGAATGTAGTAAAAGCAGTACATAAGATTAAGGATTTGCTATCAGTAGAGCAGCTGGAAAGGTTGGAGCAAATGGCATTGCAGTATCAGCGATATGCGCGGATATTCTTTAAAATAATGGCTCTTAATAAAGAAAAAAAAGAACTTGTGATTGCGGTATGGCAGGAACGCAGTCCGGCTGATAATTACTTAGACGAGGCGGCATTGATGGAACGTGCGCGGGGACTTTTTGCGCCTTTGTTTGAGGGCTGGGAATTGAGGATTGGAGCAACAAAATACATAGAGGCTCCGGCTCAGGTGGTAACGCCGGAATGGATACAGGAGAGAATGAACCGCTATAAGGTAGGTAATAAGCAACTGGTAAAGGATTTGGGGCTGGCAAAGGCGGAGATTTCGGCACTGGTGAACGGACATAGGGAGATGGGAATACGGACGAAAGGTCTGTTTTATTATTACTTTAAGAGCCTCGCTAATGATTAATGATACTAAAAAAACACCTACTGCAATAGGTGTTTTTTTTGCACGCTATTTTAGCGTGCTTTTTTTCGTCTAAAAATGAAATATAAAATATTAAGAATGCAAACGTATCACATTGCAAATGTAGGTATTACTTACATAAATGATTGCTAACATAAATTAGCAACACGCTGCTGCCTTTATCATTAATTTTGCAAATGTAATGAAAAAAATGCAATGAAAAAGTATCAGTTTAGGGCAAATCCGGAGTATAACAAAGCGAGCGCGCAACAGATTGACGCTGAAAAAGGCGTTATATGTGGTGTTGTATTGGCTCAAAAGGGATTGAATAAGAATGGGACGTACTTTTCGGAACGTTTTCTAAATGAATTGAAGGATAAAGGCGAGGAGCGCAGCTACATTAAGGCGCGCTTTGGACACCCTACGATGTGTAATAACTCTTTAGGCTCTTACATTGGTAGATACAAGAACTTCAGAGTAGAAGATGAGAAGCTGTTTGGTGACTTGTATCTGGACGACATTACAAAAGATACGAACGTGGAGGGGCGTGGCATTACGATGTATGATTACATTATGCGAATGGCACAAAGCAACTCGGATATGTTTGGTAATTCGATTGTGATTTTAGCAAATTACGTAATTGAAGAGTACGAGGAGGGCGGGGAAAAGAAAGAGGCTGATGGGCACGAACTGATAGAATGGATTTCTTCGGATTTGGTAGATGACCCTGCGGCTACTGATAGTCTTTTTCATTCAGCAGATGATTTGGGGGTGAAAATCACAGATTTTTTGGACGAAAACCCTCAAATATTTGAGATTTTAGAGAAAGAGCCTAAGATATTAGGGGATTTTTTTAGCCGTTACGAGGCTTATTTGGGTAGAAAAAACAATAAGAAGAATATGAAAAAAGGTGTTTTTGCACGTGCCTTAGTGGCAATGTTTGGTAAATCATTATTTGATGTGGATTTGACGCTGGCAAATGGTGATATTATCACGGTAGAAACAGAGGCTGAAGAGCCTGCTGTAGGAGATAAGGTGAAGCAAAAGACGGACGGAGGCGAGGATGCTGAAAAGCCGCTTGCTGATGGCGATTATTTGCTGAAAGACGAGCGCACCCTTGTAGTAGAAGGGGGCGTGATAAAGGAGATTAAGGAAAAAGAAACTCCTAAAGACGAGGGTAAAGAGTCTGACAAGGGAGCGAGTGCTGATGATGAATTTGCACAAGCGGTAATGGAGGGCTTCAATACGTTGGCTAAAAAAATTACTGCGATTGAAAAGAGATTTGCAAGAATTGAGAAAACGCAAAGCAAATTTGAAGTGAAAGACGAGGGTAGCGTGAGTAATGCAACTGCTGAGGGTAGTAAGAAAAAATTCAGCTTAGAGGATATAAAGGCGAGAATGGAGTCTTACAAAAAGTAATGTAAAAAATAAAGGTGAATTATGGCACAAACGAAATTAAAAGATTTTATCACAGAGCAACAACGCACTAAGGAGTATATCAAGGATATTAAGGACTTGGTGGAGGAGCGTTCGCTGGGTATGGCTGACACTAAGGCAGCGATGACCATCGTAGAGGGTGTTACGACTAAAACTGAATATGGTTACTACGGGGCTGTAGAGGGTGTAACGCGTAAGGATACTGGTTGCGGTATGGAGCCCACTCCTTTTGATGTGCCAGTGCGCACAGGCTGGTGGAACCCTGTATCGTTGAGGGCTACTATATCAGAATGTTATAGTACGCTTGAGAACTCATTTCTGCAATGGGCAAGAGTGAAGGGTATTAAGAAATTGCATATTGAGGACACAGATTTTGTGAACTTCTTGGCAGAACGATTTGGGAACGCTATACAAGCGG